TTGTGCCAACACCACCTGCTGCTGCATGGACGACAACTGATTGACCTTTCTGCAGGTTGCTCATTGTCTTGAGTAGGTGCCACGCAGTTGATCCTTGAATCAACATGCACAACGCCTGTTCATCTGTAACTCCGTCTGGAACTGGAAATAGTATTGACTTGTGGGCGATAGCCTTTTGTGCATATCCTCCAGATGATGCAATTGCCAAGTAACGCTTACCTTCATAAGTTCCCACAACCTCAATTCCAGGAACCATGGGGAGTACTTGTGGCATTAGGTAGGTATTTTCTGTTTTATGTATGTCTGAATAGTTAACCCCTATCGCAGTAACATCAAGAACAATCTCATATTGTCTTGCTACTGGGTCAGGAAGATCAATATACTTCATAACATCTGGACCACCAAATTCGGTGATCTGAATTGCTTTCATAAATTAAGTATAGCATGCACTAGAGTTCGGCGGAAAATAGAGGGGATAAACTTATCTATGCTCTAAACGGGCAATAACGGTTAGTGTCCCTAGTATTGCCTATGTCTTTTCTTATTACCAAAACTAGCCTTTACCTCAGCCTTAGCCTGATTTACTATGGCGTTCGTAATGTCTTCAATACTAAACTCTTGGTCGAAGGTTTTCTCAGTATCCATTAAGGCACTCATTTCTTGTATGATATAGGCGGATCTTAGTCATTGTCTTTTTGTTCGGGGCATACAATTCTTCACCACAACAGGCAGTCTTAAGATACCACTCCTTAGCAAAGAAGTCATAGATAAGACCCTTGGCATTGGCATATTTATTTGCTACAAAGGTTTGAAATGGATCAGGTATTTCCATATTAATCATATCTTAAGTATACAGTTCGGCGAATAAATTGTCAATTCTTTTAAGTTCGGCGCAAAATAGGAGTTGTAAACCTTCCTATGCCCTAGACGGGCACTAGTGGTTACTATCCTATTGTTGCCCATTTAATCACATTGCACTTTCCATGTGCTGGTCTGACATTTTCCAGGGTATCTAAACCACCCTTTGACAAAGGATAAACATGGTCTATATGCAAACCCTTCTCCCATCCATCATGTCCTACCTTTCTTGGAGCATTTAAATCTATTGGGGTTTGACAGATGTGACAGTCTAAACCATAAACCTCAAGTACATCCTTTTCAGAGTAGTTTCCAGGAGCAGTATTGTTTCTACGAAAATGTCTACGAGCATTAGGTGTGCGAAATCTCCAGTCTCTTCGTAATATATTTATCTGTTCTTTACGAATGACTCTCTGGTTTTTCCAATATGCTCTTTCAGCATCAGTACATAACTGACATGGATCTTCTTTGATGTCTCTTCTATGCCAGTCATAGCCAGACCTAGTTCCATGCTCTGGTTCTGATTTATGCCTCATTTATCCATCTCGATAACACCCTTAGTATCAAGGCATAGTTTACATATCTCAAAGAACATAGTGCCAGAAGAATCTATCCTGTAATCGTAATCACATTCGTGTGGTGTGTTTCTCATATTGTTAAAGTGTTTCCAAGGATCGTTCATAAACTCATCCAAGTCAGGCATTCTTAAACTTTCTTTCATATTGGTCATAGGTTGTATAGCACTTGTCACAGGCAACTTCCCCACATTGTAATGACCATTCAAATACATGGTCACAATTTGTTATAATCATTTTCCAGAATCGGTTATCTATTTGTCTTTTTGTTAGAGGTTTCATAACTTAATCATATCAAAATTTGCGGGGGATGTCAAGTATAATAGACATATGACCCTATTATATATACTATACAGCCCTGTGTATAAGGCTGTCAAGATAGGTATATCAGATGTCTCAGGTAGAAGGTTTGCAAGCCATAGGACCAAGGGTTGGATATTGATCAAGTATTGGTGGTTTTCCGAACGGGATAAAGCAAGAGCAGTAGAATCCCTAGTAGTAAATACACTCACTAAGAAGCATGGTTCTTTCCTAGATAAGGCAGATATGCCACAAGGGGGTTATACGGAGACATTTGATGCATCTAAAGTGACTAGACGAGGTTTGGTCCGTATGGTCAATAGGGCTATAAAAGACCTATCGTAATCTTTATTTGCCCTGGCATTTTGGACACTGCTTCGTAATGTCTTTTGTGCCATATGGTACTTGGAACATACCACCACAGTCAAAGCATAGGACATCTAGCATTATCCACCCATCCTTTGTATTTGTAGATAGGCCATCCAGTTAAGAAATATGAATAGGCCAAGCATTAGGGTGAGAAAAGGTTTCATGATTTAAGTATACCAGTAACGCCTATGCACTTGGCAAGCAGAGCGTTATAGAATTTGTACATTTCTGTAAGATCCAGAGTTGATACATATTGGCTGATCTGGTCATACTCCTGGACTTTTTTACTAGATAGGATATGGTTATGTTCTGTATAGTCCTTTAGGTTATCCACATACACCTCATTGTTTATCTCAAGACCTATCATATCGCACACAGTCTTTGTTGTTTCAAGTGGAAAGGCTATCAAGTCTCTATAGTCTATAACTATATCGAACCTATCAATTAGGGTCATGTTGTCTATGCCAGAAAGATAGGTGTTGAAGTTATCTAACACGCTTTCTGTCCATTTTGTGGTTTGGATTTTGTCTAGGATGGTTTTGTCATAGAAGGCTCTCATTGATATTTCTGATGTGAGAAGTTCTTTTGGATCTCTGGCTATCGTTATCATTTTGTTACTTTGTGCTCTATGAAACCTTTGGACAAGGACTCCTGTGTGCTGGAAGATTCTGTCTTGGAAGTAGTTGGAGCCAACTCTAGGTAGGGTGACTATCGAGTAGTCATGGACCATTCTGGAATACTTCATGTATCAATTCTACCAGACAGATAAAGTTATCCACAACCTGATAGGCTAAAAATGTCATAGTTATCCACATGTTATCCACAGATAAATGTTACT